ATCAAAACAAAAAATAAAAGCAAGCGACCCCCCTCCCTATGATATAAATATAGTATTTTTTATATTTGTTATCAAGAGTTTGACTTTTTATTTATCTTTGACTATTTATATGATAAAGACAAACGGCTGTAAATGGAACATAAATTATTAAATACAAATCATTATGAAACAAACAAAAAGAAAGGGGTTTGATTTTCTACGCTCCTATCACGATGTCTATTATGAATTAGACACCAATGAACAAAAAATTGAGTTCATTGAAGCAATCCTAAATAAACAATTCCACGGGTTAGAACCTGACCTTAACCAAATGAATAAGATGGTAAGGTTTGCTTATCTATCTCAAAAACACCATTTAGATAAATCCGCTTCAGGGTGGGAACATGCTACTGGTGAGACCCTAAGGGACCCCTCATCACTACCCAATGGGGATACCCCCCAAGGGTCCCTTGAGGGTGATAGTAAAATCCTTGCTGGTGATACTGCCAGACCCTTAGGGGGACCCCCTGAGGACCCCCGACAGCAAGAGCAAGAGAAAGAGCAAGAAAAAGAGGAAAAGAAAGAGCAAGAGCAAGAGAACAACTTGAACCACTCACTCACTCAATTCAATACTTTGATGAAACTCTTTGGGGAACCTCTCAAGTTCCTTGGCTCAAACAGAAAAGAATGGGATGACCTCACCGCTTGGGAAAAAGAAAAGGCTTACAAGAGTGCTGAGGATTACCTCAAGGTTGAACAAAAGAGTTTGAGGTTCTACTTGATGGATAAAAAATGGGAGATGGATTTGACTATTCCAAATAAAGCAAATAAAATTACTGACCCAACGGACCCTAATTACGATTGGACTGACCCAAATAACTATTACTAAAAGAAAATTGAATATGAAAAAGAAATGGACAAAAGAAGGGATGTCGTATTACATCTCAAGAGACGCAGGAGTTGAAAAATTAGCATTTGGTATTATTGAATGCTTGAAAAAGGTGGAAACCACCTCAACGATGACTATGGAGGAAAAACTGATGGAGGCATCTTACATCTACCTTGAGGAAAATCTCAATGACGATAGACAGATGATATTTAACCGACCCAGTGTTGTTGGTCATACTGAAAGTGAGGAGGAAAAAGTAAGACATTGGTTCAACGAAGCAATCATAGCAATCCTCAAGGTTATCAAAAATAAGGAAACCAAACTCAACCTAAAGTTTGTTGAGGAGAAATCCAACGGAAAAGGGCTAACACGATATAAGACCGCTGGTGGGGACTTTGTCCTCAAAGGGATACTCTCACCCACCATAATGTTTTTAAGTCGTCCAGACTATCTTAAAATGGACGAGATGGTCAAAGAGAAGGCAGGCATACACCTCAACGAGTTAAACTGCCAAGAGTTTTACCGATTACAGACGGATTTGGCTAATAACAAAAATGAGATTACAAAGACGCTCCCCTCACTCCGCTCTGGTTTTCTCCCTGATGATTACAAGAAACAAAATAAAACTCAAAAGAAAGAGAAGGATATATTCACCCAACTCTTACGAGAGGAGCAACAGAAAAGACCGAGAGACAATTCATCCTCAACGATGAACATATTTGACGGAATATAAAATTAAAAAAAAAATTAAAAATTATGATACATAAAGAATATACTATTTTTACAGAATACAACATCATCAAATTATGCGGGGAGCATTACAGGCATATAGCAGACCCAACATTAGTAATATATGATAAGGATGAAAATCATATTACCGATATAGGTTTATCTGATGAGACAGCAAAAGACATAAGAGACCTTATGGATATTTTACTACAAAAAAAATCATAAAGCGATATATTTATATTAAAAACAGAAACAATGGTAGGAGCATCAAAATTGAATTGGGATGATGTAAGGGTCATCAAGGATTTATTAGAAATGGGAAAGACCCATCAATCCATAGCGGATATGTTTGGAGTGAGCAGAGAACTCATCTCAAGCATCAAAAGTGGCAAAAGATGGAATAAAGAACAACATAGTTTTATTATGAAAGACGAACAAATCAAATCAAACGATTTTAGGGACTTTGGAGCGGCATTGCCGATTAAAAGTATTGAGGTAGTCAAAGGTGAGAAAGACCAACTTGACTTGGACCAAAAATATTATATGGTAAAGTTCATTGAGAGTTTGACGGGAAAAAAGATTAAAAAACTGATTATTGAGTTTTAGTATTTATGGAAAAGAGATTATACCGATTACTATTGGAAAAAATATTCAGGGATATGAACTACGACTTAGAACTCACCGATAACTGGTTCTCAAGTATGGACGAGCAACAGAGAACTCAAACCTGTAGGTTATTATGGGATGAGATTTATGGTAGTTTGTTTGACTTGAAAAAAATACATAACAAGAGTGGTGATTATTATGAAATGTTGAACGACATATCGTATTACCTACAAAGCCTCATCAACGACTTTGAGGATGGGGATAACTTTGAGGCATGCGACATCATCAACAGAATGATTACAATCACCAAGAATAAACAGAAAGAAATCATAGACAACTATGCCGCTTCCAAATAAAAGACCTGGTGAGGATACCCAAGAATACCTTACCCGATGTATGAGCAACTCAACGATGAAAGCAGAGTTTCCCGATAGAGCCCAAAGATATGCGGTTTGTATTGGGAAGGCCCGAGAGGTAAATCTAAATAAATGACGAATAAACCCAAAAATATTACACCCAATCACTTATCTCTGGTAAAGGAGACCAACCGATTACTATTGGAAAAAAAGTCCCTTACAGAGGAGGAAATGGAATATGTTGAAAAACTATATTGGGTAATATACGACACCACCGATACAACAGAGATTATGATAAATGACCTCAAGGAACTATCCAAGTGGAGAAATAAAAATGTAGGAAAATAAAATGTGTAATTGTAAAGGAACAACCAAAGGGATAGCCAACAAATCCAAAGAGAGATGGTTAGCAATGGAGATATACGACCTATACAAAATAGAGATAGGTGATACAAAGATACAATACTTTACAAAAGAGCAGAGAGAGTTGGTTCTGAGTTGGTATGAGTGGGTGTATCCCAACTCAATACCAGTGGATTACAAAAAGGCAAACACTGAACTCAATAAAATATTTGATTACCATAAATTAAGATGAAAACAGGGAGACCAAGATTTAATGTTGAATTACTGGTAGAGAGAGGAATATTCCCCGAGAACTGGAAAGAGGTCCTATTGGACTTGGGTCGTCAAGGGAAAAACAAATTGGACTTTGCGATTGAACTCGGTATATCCCGTAATTCTTTATACAGATTGATGGATAGGTCTGAGGAGTTTAGGAGCACTATAAATGAAGCACTGGCACTATCAGAAAAATGGTTCGTTGATGTAGCAGTAAAGAGATGGGGTGAGGACGGAGCAAAAGGACTAAACACCCAATTTATGAAATACTATCTACAGAATGTATATAGAGATAGTGAGTGGAGAGATGAGACCCATATTGATGTAAAAACTGATGGGGAAAAACTTAATAATATCAATGAAATAAAAGTGGATATAATTAAACCAAAAGATGATGAAAATTAAACATAAAAAAAAGACATACGAATACCCAACATCAACAATGGTTGTAAATACAGATACCCGTGATAGGATTAAAATATGCGCAGCCAAAGAGAAGGTCTCAATGATGACCTTCATTGAAAAATTGATTACGGATTATGAGAATAAAAGCCACTGAGGTTTTTGCGGATATTGACGAAGCAGTCAAAGAAGGATTTAGATATATTTTTTTAAGGGGTTCAACCCGTAGTGGAAAAAGTATTGCCTGCCTTCAATACATCATCATAGAATGTCTTAAACGACCCAACCTTACCGCTACCATAGCCAGAGCAACTCAAGTGTCTCTAAAGAATACAATCCTCGTTGATTTTAAGAATGTAATGAACTCAATGGAGATATGGGAGACGGGAAAGTTCAATAAGGTGGATAACATCTACATATTCCCCAATGGTTCAGTAATCAGGTTTGTGGGTATGGACGATACCAACTCAAGATTGAAGGGTATGGCCTCAGATGTAGCAATGGTGGATGAGGTCAATTCAGTGGATATAGAACCCTTTGAGCAACTCAATATCCGTCTCAAAGATTGGGTCTTATGTCCTTACAACCCTGAACTTACCCCTGACCATTGGTTGTTAAAATATGAGGAGAGAGAGGACGCAAAACTCTTACTCTCAAATTGGAGACAAAATAGTTTCTTGGACGAGAGAACAAGAAAAGCCATTAGGGACCTTAAACTTACCAACCCTGATTTATACGAGATATATTCAGAGGGGAGGATAGTGGAGCCGAGAGAGAAAATATTTACAGAGATACAAACTTATAGTGGTAAATCACCCGATACCAAAGAGGTGTATTATGGGATTGACTTTGGGTATTCAAGTGATGCTACAGCGGTGGTAAAAGTATCCAAAGTGGATAAGACCCTATATGTAAAAGAGATACTCTACGATAAGGGATTGACCAATCAAGATTTGGCCTTCCTAATCAAGGATAGAGGGATTACACGGGACGATGCGGTGGTCGGTGATAGTTCTGAACCTAAGAGTATCCAAGAGTTGAACAGAGAGGGTCTTAGCATCACTGGTGTTAAGAAAGGAGCAGGGTCCGTATTGTATGGGATACAAAAAATGAAATCCTTCCGTATTCTTATACACGAGGATAGTGAGAACCTTATCAGGGAGTGGAACAACTATAAGTTCAAGAAAGATAGGAGTGGGAATATTACCAATACCCCGATTGGTGATGACCACGCATTAGACGCATTGAGGTATGTTGTCCTTCAATATTTGGATAACCTCATAACAAGGGGAAAATATATTATTGTATAATGAATACGATTAAATTACAGGTTGGGAAAAAAGAGGTTGAATTACCCGAGAAACTAACCATAGAACAATACCAACGACTAAGGACGACGGACAACTTTGATAAGTCCCCAATTGACTTTATCGTGGGTGTAAGTGGATTGGACCGAGACGAGGTCAAATACGCCAATAAGAAAGATATGGACTTTGTCTTTAAGTTCTTAACGGGTCAATACCTACAAAATCAAACCAGAAAATTACAAACAATAATTGAGGTAGAGGGAGTGGAGTATGGACTGATGAGTGAGATGACCTCCCTGAACTTTGGGGGATGGGTTGATTTGGAGTTCTTGGTGGCTGATGGAGTGGAGAAAAACCTCCATAAGATTATGGCTCTACTTTATAGACCGATTACCAAGAAAGTAAAAGACGGATACGAGATTGGTCCCTATGACCACGATGAGATGAATAAGAGAGCGGAGATATTTAAGAATATCCCGATAGAATACTTTTGGGGGGTATCCAATTTTTTTTTCAATCTCGTCAAAGCATATTCAACAAATATGAAGGCTTCTTTGGAGTATCAGAGGACGAAGGAGAAGGCGATGACGAGATTGAGGATGATGACGAACCCTCTGCGCTCCCTGTGGAAACGACTTCAAGATTTTACTGGTCGTGTCTTATGTCTCTTACAAAAGAGGACATCACCAAAGTAGAGCAAATAAACAAACAACCCCTCGTGCTATGTCTAAACTATTTATCAATGGTGAAAGATAGGAATGAGGCTGAGCGGAGGGAGATTGAGAAAATGAAAAATAGAAATAGAAGGTAATGGAACAATATACCACTTTTAAGAAACTGATAAACAAACTTGAGGAGTTTGCCAATAGACACCCAAATATCAATTCATTTGGGTTTGGTAATTTAATAGAGTTTGGTAAGGATGTGGATAACACCGCTCCACTATACCCTCTACTATTTGTCGTTCCTCAAAGTATTGATTACAACGAGGGTCTAACCAGTTATGGACTACAGATATTCTTGGCAGACAGATTGGATAACGACAACGATGGGGCCGTGGATATTGTCTCTCAGATGTCTCTTATCTCAAAGGACCTCTTAGCAACTTTTAAGTTGAACGAGGACTTTATGTATTTGGCGGACTTTGATTTTCCGTTGGTAGCGGCACCCTTTATGGAGAGATTTAACGATGTCCTTGCGGGTGTTTCAACAAACATCACCTTCAATGTAAGTGATTACTTGGATGTCTGCCAATTGAACCCTCTACTGAAATCTAAATACTACATTGACTTTACTGAAGCACCTAACTTGGGTGGATTTAAGCCGTATGGTTATTTGAGAGTGAGCATCAATGGAGTGGTGGAGTTAGAACTTGATGGTAGTGGAACGACAGGAAACTACGAACTTGAACTCAATGAAGGGGATGTAGTATCCCAACAATTTATTTACCCTCAAACACCAGTGGTGGCTGTGGGATATGGTAATATGAGTATCAGTGCTAATACTGAGCCAATATACTCAGACATTTGTTCTCCTGGTGATAACTTTACCTTTACTGCGGAGACGGGAGATTACTACAATAAGACCTATTACGATGTAGATTGTTCTGATAGTTATGAGGTGAATATCTATACCCGTAATGGATTATGGACGGGAACCTCAGCAGGGATTTATGGTAATATCCAAACAACATCACCAATCAGGGACTTTGACTTTGGTATCAACTCAGGTTCAACATTTGTTAAGAGCAATACTTATGATAACAACTTTGGAGCAATCACGACCATCACCCTATACGATAACTTATCAGGGTTTGGATATGGTAGAACCTCTATCGTTGTAAATCAAAATGGAGGTCAGATATATGAGGACAATTGTGGGTCTCCATTGACTTATTCATTCTCAGCGACATCACCAAATGATGTCTTTGATATTTACCTTGAGGGTGATGAGACCTGTCCTATATTACCGACACCAACCCCAACTATTACAGCGACACCGACGGAGACACCTCAACCTACACCGACGATTACACCTACATCTCAACCGACACCAACCCCGTCAATTACAGCGTCAATAACACCTACACCAACACCAGTATTCTACAATATTCTTACTGAGAATAGTGATGATATTTTAACTGAAGGTGGTGATAACCTGAGAAGGGAACAAGATATATAAAATTAAAATAAAAACTTACAAATTATGGCATCAATAAAGATATCAAACTTACCATCAATTACGGGATATACTTACAATGATGTAATCCCAATAGTTGATAGTGGTTCAACTCAAACCTCCAAGATTACAACGGGGTTTTTGTTCAATAACACCTCAACGAGAATTGCCGATAACTCATCAACATATACCAACACTTTTATCGGTGCGGGTTCTGATGTAAATAGTTCATCAACAGAGAGTATATTCCAAGGCAGCACCAAATACTCGGGTGTTATGTTTGGAGTGGGAACATTAAACAATTCAAGTGATAGTGTAATACTCGGCTCCACTGGTGGTGGAGGTGGTGTATCTATGGACAACTCAAGTGCCTCACTTATGTTGGGAGGTTTCCGTTCAACACTTAATAATTCAACAAGGAGCACCAATATTGTCTCCCAAGATTGGAGTTTGGATAACTCATTAAATAGTGGAGCGTTAGGTGGTGAAAGTGGCTCTATTACTGGTTGCTACAAAGGTTGGGTTATCGGTTCAAATAATGTTAGTATAAATAACTCAACGGAGGGATTTGTTGCGGGTTCAAGGAATAGTTCAATAGATTTAGCGGGTGGTAATTCGGGGAGTATTATTGGTTCAAAAAGTAGCACCATATCATTACCAACACCATCTGCTGAAATCAACGGGATTTATTCAAGTGATGGAATAACCATCAACACGAGTGGAATACAGAGTGCTTCTCTAAACTCAAAATCTCTAACTATCGGTGGTAGTATTCAAGGGGCTACGATGGTTTCTGTTGATGGGTCAAATGCTATTTACGATTGGACCTTACATACCGACAATATCCATACCTTTAAGACCGAGACATTCAGTGTATATGATGCTGGTAATGTTAGTGGTGTAGTGGATGTTGATTGTTCGTTAGCAACAATTTTTAGATTTACGATGGTTGGTGATACGACCCCTAACTTTATCAATTTAAGAGCGGGTCAGAGATTTATTTTCATCGTATATAATAATGGTTCGTGGGCGGTCCCAACGGCTCAGATAAACGGAGCAACGGGTAATGTATTTGGTAAGAACGGAACCCTCTCACCATCCAACAACAAATATACAAAATATACAGCAACTTATGACGGAACGATTATGTTCTTAGATGAGGAATTAAACTTTAGCGCAGTATAAGGATTATGTATGAGGAAATAGCGCAATTATTGGTAAAGAACATTAGGTTCTATCTTGACCAAAGTTATCAAAGCAAAGGTTATGGTGGTTCCCCAACAAAAATGGGGTTGGGGAATAAGCGTGCTACATCCTCATTATACAACAATATTGAAACAGAAATTGAATACGACCAAGATGGTTTTCCCGAGAGTTTTGTCGTCTATATGGAGGACTATTGGTATTGGGTTGATAGGGGTAGAAAGCCTGGTGGGTTTCCTCCTATTGATGATATCATATCTTGGATAAATAACAAACCAGTAAGTTGGACCCCAACTGATGGTAAGATACCATCCATTAAACAAAGGGCATTTTTGATTGGAAGGTCCATTGCTGAGAAGGGGACAAATAAAACTGACTTTACAAGATTAGCGACAGACAAAACCCTCAATGACGCATTGGATATGTTTGAGGAGGAATATGCTGACCAAATTGAGGACTTTATTTATAGTAGAGTTTTTGCTGGTCTAAACCAAAGAGATTTATTACTATAATGGCGATAACAATAGAAAGAACACCAGACCACTTACAACCCACGATGACTGATGGGTTGTTCTATACGATTAGTTCAGATAAGACGGACCAATTCAAGTATAGATACATCTTTGAGGTGTATGTAAATGGGTCAAATGTATTTACTGGTAAATCCACTCCAAACCCTGAAGGGTTGGGGGTCATTGATGTATCAGAGGTATTAAAGACCTATTGTAATTCAACGATACAAACCAAGAAAGATACTTATGTCCATAACACTACGGAGTATTCTCGTTATGAGGAGAATGATGTTATTGACTATTACTTAAAGTTTGGTGAGGAGTATGCTACGGGATTGACGGCGAGTGTGGTTCAATATACGGGAGCCGATACACCAGGTAATCCAGCAATTCAATCTCAAACGAGAAAGGCATTCAACGGGACTTACCCAACGAATATCTATGCCAACAGACAAGATTTTGACTATGGACCTTATGTAATGTCGGGTAGTCCAATACAATATCAGAGTGGATTATTCTTAACCAACTCCCCTCGTATTATGGATGTTGGATTAAACGATAGAGGGACCCTGTCGTTCTTTAACTATTGGTTGGGGAGTTATGACTATTCTTATGGATATCAAGCCTTATACTCCTTCTACGATAGTAATGGTAGTTTGATATCATCAACGACATTGGATAACTTTGTATCCAAAGGTGGAGGACCCCTAACGGGTCTCACCTCTGAGATGTATGATAACGGAATTATTGATAGTAATTCTTATTTATACAACATCGTCAATGTTGCTTCAGGGCCTTGGAATATCTCTCAAACCATTGGATTACCAACGGGGACAAAATACTATCAGATACAGATGTATGGTGTAAATCAACAAGCATCAACATCGTGTCCTATAGGGTATGAGCCAGGGTATATTACCTCGTGTGGATTTGGGTATGAAATCCCTGTTTGTATTCCTTCAGATGCGGGGTCAAGTGATAGGTTTTATTGGCCTACGGGTATAAGTCAGTGGAACCCTGATTGTTTCTACATCTCATCTTATGGGGGACCAGGTGGTGAGGTATTTACTGGTGGAACCAACTATGGTAATCAGTGTGGATTATGTTATGATATTCAATTCGGTGGATTACCTGAGGGACCTCCAAATGTTGTAGATGGTAGTGGAACCCCTCCAACTTATTCTGCGGTCTCAGAGGTCTTCCAATACAATATAGAGGACGATTGCGACTATTGGAATAACAAGCAATTGGTATGGAAAAACAGATATGGGACATTTGACTACTTTAAGTTCCAAAAGAGAAAGAGTGAGGGTCTAAATATTGAGAGACAAACTTACAAACAATTACCAGTATCTTGGGGTTCAACAAATCCGAGTAAGAGCAGAGTGAGCAGAGGTATTACTGACTTTAATGTATCCATCACTGAGACGCATGTAGTGAATACGGGATTTGTAAATCAGGCTACGATGGTTTGGTTGGAGGAGTGCTATACCTCCCCTGAGGTGTATTTGATTGAGGCGGATGGAACTTTATTCCCTATCAACATTACCTCAACAGAATACATAAGAAAGAACAGAGGTAATACAGAAATCGTCAATCTTGAATTGACCTATACTTACTCAAATAACATACGATTGATATGATGAAAACGAGGTTGAAAATTAGACCCGACGGACAATGGTTGGGTTTGGACATTTATGACGACCTCCCTATCTCAGTGGTAATCTCTCAAGACGATATTACCGAGATTGGTGGAGGTTCTTATCAGTATTCTAAGACATTTACAATACCTGGTACCAAACATAACAATGAGGTATTCAAGGGGTTCTACTCAGTCGTTGGAATTGACTTTGACCCCCTAACAAAAGTGGAGTGTGTCGTTGAGGTTGGTGGTAATATCATCTTTGAGGGTTTCTTGAGATTAAATGCGGTTATCTTTACTGACGACTACATTGAGTATGAGGTATATATACTTACCTCAGTGTCTGACTTTAGTTCAGAGATACAAGGGGTCTTATTGAGTGATTTGGATTACCAAGATTTGGACCACGAGAA